TAGCAATTTGAAAACGGCAACTGCTGATTCTGGTTGGAAATATATGACTAATGCAAATAATCTTTCAGAAAAGCTAAAATTCCGCAAAATAGGTCATGTGGTATTTGTTTCTGGATCGATAAGATTTTTAGATGGTGGGAAATTTGCAAACGATCAGGCTCTCGGCAGTGTCCCGTCAGGAATGACACCAAATGGTTATGGCGATTTTGAGTGCCTTATTCCAATAGCTACGCATAATGGTGGATCTGCTGGAACACAAGCACGTATATACATAAAAAATGGTGGAGTATATATCGTCGGTACAGATAGTGCCTCATTCGTAATGATTGCAACAACGGCTTATTTTAGCTAATTAGCTAACTGGTATAAAAATAGCTCTTGTCGCAAAAAGAGTCCATGTGCCTCCATTTTTGTACGAAGTAATATGAAGCTTATCGCCTTTGCTACATTTTCCTGTAAAAGTAGAAACTAATTTGTAATAGTTTCCGTTATTTCCCATATTTACATTGTTTAATGCACAAGCGATTTCCTGTTTATAGCTTTCACTGCTGATATTGGAGGAAACCATAACGATGAAAGCATATGTAACGCCAGCTTTCAAAAAGCTATTGGTATCCCAATTTACTGTTCCTTGCGCCGTTGAATCAATGAATATTGGTTTCCTGTTCTCTAAAACAGTGTTAGTTTTGGTTAAATTGCTACTTAATTCAGCAATGGATCCCTGCACACTAAACAACTTCTTAACTTCCGTGATATTAAGTCCATTGAGAATGACCTGGTAAAGTGGCATGTCTGCTACAAGATCTCCTGACTGTATATCTCCTGTTGTATAACCTGGTACAGTCGGACTGTTTTCGCTTGGTGTTCCCTGGATTACTTTCAAGGTAAGTGATTCTTCATTTGTACTTGGATCTCTACTGTATCTGGCAACGATAAGGTCTACCCTTTTCATTCCCTGTGATCCATTTGTAATGGTGAGAGAATCGTATGTGTTCTTTTTAATCGATGCAGCACACCCTTGATGCATGATCACACCATCTCTTACTTTAATCTCATTGTTTGACGATACTTCCGCAGTCAACTGTGATCCTGTTTGCAGCACATAAGATTCATTTCCAAAAATTCCAATATTGATATCTCTGTCCTGTTCTGCAGTAACATGTGGACTTCCGGTATATCCTGTAATTATATCCATTAAGACTCTCCTTCCAATTTATACTCTACTTTTTCTTTGCCAGCTGAAATCGTCCATATCTTCCTTCCGATCGGCTTCTTCATGCTGGCACCGGTTAGATAATCTCGGCCACCAACGATGTCTCCAATATCCATACTTCCTTCTATTTTCTCCATCGTCATGTCATATTCCGTCTTATTCTTGGAATTTGTAAGTTTCGCAATTCCATTTTTGAGTAGGTCATCGTATTCTGATCCGGAGCTATCGTAAGTTTCTTCGATTTCATCAATTCCTCGATAGTACTGCGTTTGTCCTACGTTTCCCTTTTCGTCGACATACAAATGGATAACCAGGCGGTCTTTTAACTCTCCTTTTCCAAGGCATACTAAGTGATTCACGCCTCTTTTATTGTCATCCATCGTAAAATTCATGTTCTGATCGTTTGAAAATTCGTATTCCGATGAATAATCTACGATAGGAACAGCCCTTACTCGAACATAGCCCATTTCGTATTTATCGCCTTGAATATACTTGATTTCCAAGCGGTAACCTACGGATTGCAGCATCTTCCTTAAACCTTCATGTAGCGTACAATATCGATCAAACTGATAGTTCGTCAACTGAATGCCTGTATCTTCAACGACTCCGTAGAAAAAGCCCGGAAATGCTTCTTCTACTTTTCCTTTGATGATTTCATTTATTTCTCCGGATGCTATCGCATAATCCTGTCCTTCTTCCGGCTTGATTATTTTTTTCGTCATCATTCCGCGCCAGGTATATCCCTTTACGGTGATACTATTCGCTTTTGTGCTTGTAGTTACCTCCCGAACTATTCCGCCATACTCTGTGTCCGGAACATACACCTGACTTCCGAACTCAACCGTACCATTCCAACCGGATCTCTTAAATTCGATCTCAAAATCATTGATTGAGCTTTTCTCATCTTCTCCGATTTCCATGTCTACATTTGCATTTAAGATATATCCGAGCTCTTTGCCTATCGGATCCGTATAGATCAGTTCCATTCCGGCACGCTCCTTTCTTTGTATACCTTAATATCAAAGCCGAATTCACCACTCCAGTTAAGAGTCAGTACGCCAGACGGAATCAGTGCAAATACGCTTTTGTCTTTCGCTCTTTTTGCGAAAATATTTTGCACAGTTCCATTTCTCAGATGCTTTGTGATCGTCTTCTCTCTGCTGGCGATTAATATATATTCACCTGCTTCTAACGTCTCATAAATCTGATAAGGATAACCGTTTATCAGTATTCTTGGATCAGCGCATGGACCATATATTACCATTTCAAAGTTATTATCTCGGAAATGATCGATAATCCAGTTCTGCGTTCCGGCACTCTTTCTTGAATAATCATAATTATACGTTATCGGATAGTCTAAGAATGTATATGGCTTTCCTTTATTTGCAGAATCAGGATAAAAGCTTTCCTGTTGCTCCATCGACCAGAATGGATACGGGCAGTATATTTCTATCTTGCAATCTGTACGACTATTATTTTCACCCGATACTTCATTGCTTGATTTTTTTACATATCCATCAATGTAGTATTCGCCATAGTAAATTCTTCCTGGAGTCAGATTGACCACATCGTACTCAAAAGCATTCGTAAGCTTATTAAGGATCCGCTTTCTTTCTTTTTCTTTGCCTCTCACGGTAAGAGTAATATCATACATCACCGGTTCTTTTGCAAAAGCATTCACCGTTACACCCATTTCTCTTTCTGTTGTATTAGGTGTCCACTCATAAGCATGGAAATATCCGGAAGTTGCTCTCATTTTGTCTCCGATCAGATTGTATTTTTCTCCATTGGAGCATACATATTTAATCTCGATCATTCAAACACAACCCCCATTTCTCTCAAAGCTCTTGCTACTTCTCTGTCATTTAAATTTATAACTATACTGCCGTCTCCACGTCTGGATGTTGTTTTTAAATATTCCAGTAATGCTTCCAGCTTCTCTGCAATCGTGCTGTTCTGACTTTCAGTGCTGCTTTTGCCAGAAATTGCAAGGTCCATACTTGTTCCAATTGGTTTTTTTACAGACTTCTGAAGCTCTGCTGCCGCATTGGATACTAATGTTGTCTTGCCAATCAATCCATTCGCAATTCCGGTATCGATCATCTCTCCAACATAAGCTCCCCAACGTGACGGTGAGTGAATTCCGAAGAATGCCAGAACATTTTCTTTAAATCCACCAAGAACACCTTTTACAGCATCCCATAGCATATGTGCCGCCGAACGAAGTCCGGATGCGATACCGCTTATGATATTGATTCCAATTCTTCCCCAGTTCTGGCTCGTAAAAGCATTCACAATTGCGCTGATAATTGCCGGTATCTGTCCAACCAAATTCGGAATGGCACGTATCAAACCTGCTGCCAGCTTAGCGATAATTGTAATACCACTCTGGAGAATCTGCGGAAGATTCTGACCAATTGACGCTACAAAACGCACGATTGCAGTCACTGCTGCCTGGGTGATCTGTGGCAAATTGTTTATGATTCCATTTACTAACCTTAAAAGCAGTCTTGCACCTGCGCTTAAAACAGTTGGAAGCATAGAAATAATCGTGTTGACAAAATACGTGATCACATTTCCTGCCATCGTTATTACTTGCGGTAAATTTTGCAAAATTCCGTTGACGATGTTGCTTATAAAATCTACACCCTTCTGCAATAAAGTCGGAAGCTGCTCCTGAATTCCGATATTAAACTGATCCATAAGCTGCATTGCGCTCTGATAAAGAGTCGGTATTCCTGTTGTGATTCCGCTTGCAATTTGTGGAATCAGTCCAGACACTGCAGCAAACAGTTGTGGACCAAGTGCCGTTACAAATGTAACGATTGCTGATGGAAGTGCAGATATAACATTCCATACTGCCGGAAGCAGATTTCCAGCTGCAAAGGTTATGATCGTATTCGCCAGTTCATTAAGTGCCGGTCCTACATCCATTCCCAGAGCAATTTCTCCCATTACATTTTTAGCCGCTGCTTTCATCTGGTTGAACGATCCAGATATAGTCGTTGCCGCTTCTTTTGCTGTCGTTCCGGTAATATCCAACTGTCCCTGGATCACGTGAATTGCGCTGTAGACATCTGATAGATTGTCAATATTGTATTCCACGCCACTGATTTTCTGTGCATCTGCCAAGAGACGCTCCATCTCCGACTTCGTACCACCATATCCAAGCTTCAGGTTGTCCAGCATTGTATAGTTCTGTTTGGCGAATCCCTGATATGCATTTTTGATGTCTTCCATATTGGTTCCCATCTTATTTGCATTATCAGACATGTCTACCATTGCCATATCTGCCACATCTGCAGCTTTGGAGGTGTCGCCAGCAAGGGAACTAAGAAGGCTCGCAGAAAAGCTTGTGGTGAGTTCCATGTAGTCATTTGCACTCATTCCTGCTGTTTGGTAAGCTTTTGCCGCATTTGCTTTCACTTTATCGGCAGAATCTTTAAATAATGTTTCAATTCCACCAAGGCTCTGTTCCAGCGCCGCGCCTTCACTGATGCTTGCTGACAGAGCTTTCCCGATTGCTGCTGTGGCAATAACCTTTTTGATCATGCCAACCATTTTCCCGCCAAAAGAACTTCCAGCAGAATCTGCTTCCGGCTCTATTTCTTTTTGAATTCTTCCCTGAATTCCTACCGCTGATGGTATGATCTGCACATACGCTTTTGCAAGTTCTGTAGCCATCTTATCCCTCCTTTCCCGTCAATCTTGCCCATTCTCTGTCGAAATCTTCTCCGGAATCAAACGTCTGAATTTCTTTGGATTTTTCCGTTCCATCACCTATGGTCATTCCAAGTAATGACTTCGGACGGTTTATCCCAGTCGCTCCATCCTCGGATTGTAACCAGGCGGTCATACGTGTTCCATCTGCAATTGCTGCCATAAGAATTTGTTCCGGTATAGGATCTATCCCTACCATTTTCATTTTGATTCTTGAATTTTCCCTCAACCCACAAGAAAAAGTCGCTACCATTCTGCACGGTAACGACTTATAGTCATAAATATGATATGTTTCTGCAAGATCACACAAAAGTGCGTCCTTATCTAAATTAAGCATGTAGGCGAGGGCTAAGAGTTTTTTCCTTCTTTTATATTTCCGAAAATTTCTCCAATTTCATTCATCATTTCCGACGCCGGTACCCTTCCGTTCTCCATTCGTAAATGTTCTTTCAAACGTTCTTTCTGTTCTGTTCCAAGAAGACGGTTTAATACGCTGATTGTTTTTGTCATGTCTCCTTCATCCATTTCACATAGATCTTCCAGAAGTTCATAATCATCCAACGCCGCTTCATCTAACTCATACTCAAAACCACTGCTTGTTTTTCCCTTCATTATTTCTTATTCCTCTTAATATATTCGTAATGTGTCTGTCCGTCCGCATCCGGTACTGCCGATAACGTTGTCTCGTATCCAATCGCATCATCGTCCTTATATACAATGTCTCCGACTTCCGTAATGCTTGCACACGGAATAACGATACGCTTCACTGCGTCTTTCAGAATCATATCCACAGCCCACGCATTCTGTTCCGCTTCATCTGCATTTACTTTTACCGTAATCCCTTCCTCAAGTGTTCCGGTAACATTATCATCTCCGTAAACACTCTTCAGGACCTCTACATTCAAGGCTTCGATCATCGTAAACTTAAAATTATCTTTCTTACTGGTCTGCATATTCAATACAGTGTCGCCGCCCCAAGCATTTTTGTTGTCAGTTTCCGGACTATTAGAATTAGTGAGTCCATCCTCCGAGCAATATCCAAGTGACTTAAATGCTGCATCTAATGCTGTGGTTGCATCTGTTGGCAATGTTGTTCCGAGCGGTGCTCTAAAAATCGCGCCACCTACTTTCGGCTTACCTGTACTTACATTTTTAGCATCTGACATTTTTATCCTCCTTCATCAGAAATGAACCATATCATATACAGCCTGATACCGATATTTCTTCCTTGTTGTATCCGTATAGTTGTAGTCGCTGTTAAGCTGGCACTTACTGATATCATCCATTTCAACAATTTTTTCCATTGCTTCTTTCACTCTTTCATTGAGTGATGCCGCCCCATAAAGGGATCCTGAATAAGACTGGATAGCAAGAGTTGCTGATGCAATATGATTTTCTTTGCCAGATCCAGTCTTTTCAATCAGTACATATTCCTCCGGAAGTCCCGGTTCTTCTTCCATCCTTACCGGAATATCAAGCTTGTCTTCCAGATATTCTCTAACTTTTTCCTCGATCATTTTTTCTACCCATTGCTTTCAGCAAGCTATTGTTTCCGTCGTCTCCATTTATTTTTACAACCGCTCTTGTTTGCGCAACATACGACTCTTTCTCTGCATCTGATGATATTTGATTTGCCTGTTCCAGTAAAATTGCCTGCATCTCTGCAGATTTCATCAACTCTCTTACACCGGATCGATTTAACTCAACTTTCGTTTTAACCATAACGCTCCACCATCCATCTCTGATTCCATCTTCCTGGAATATTTTCTTCAATTCCTTGCTGTGGGAATCCAATTACCCGCCATGATGTGCCAAAAAAATCCACTCTGCAGTCTTGCCAGTCGTGCGTATCTCCTTTTGGAATTGCGATATTGTAGACTGCTTTTTTTCCAGTAATATTAAGCATATCCAGCACTTCTGTTGTCGATGCCGGAGCAACCAACACGTCTTCCACGGTCACAGGTGTCTCTGTATATATCGGATGTCCGAATGTATCTGTCCCACTTGCGGTCCGTTCGTAGAGCTTCACCGGTATTCCTTTAATCATTAGCCTCTTCCTCCTGCATCAAATCCGAATATGGATTAAAATAGCCAATTCGATTCCCGACACCAAGGATTTTCTTATCCAATTTAGTCAGATACAATTCGCCGCTTCCATTTGCATTTGTCCAGGTCTGCGAATATACCATTGCTGTCGTAGTTGTCTGTGTCGTTCCAATAGGTACACCTTCCTCTCTGCTTCCGAGTGTCCGGATAACCATATTACATGACACTAATTTCTTTGCCTCGTCTGTAGCATTGCGGTTATATGCATCAATGATAATCGCGGCATCCTCCAAGAGTGCCGTTACATAATCTGTATCCGAAATATCTGTTCCTTTTCGTTTCCAAATATCCTCGATTGATGCGTATATCATTGTATCACCTACTTTTTCGCTGTTTGTGTTCTCTTTCTGGTGTTCTTAGCTGATGCCTCTTTCTTTGCTTCGACTGGTTCTTCTATATCTGGAATCTCTGAGTCTTCTGTCGGTTCTTTGAGTTCTTCCACAGGTTCTTCTGTATTTTTAGCTTCTGTAACTCCTGTTTCTGTTTCGCTATCCTCGATCAAATCCTCGGTTTTTTCTTCAATAATCGGCTTAAACATTGTGGAGTCTAACACATCGTCAGACTCCACTACTATTCCAGTTTGTTTGTATAAATATTTCATATTACTCTTCCGCCTTCACGATCTTTGTAAATGCTGCCTGATCCATGATTCCAATTCCGTATACAATTTCTGCACGGATTGCAATCTGGTTCTGTCTCTGCAGGTCTCCAAGCCCATCCGGATCACCGTATTCGATCAAGTGAGCGCCAATTGATCTCTGCACTCCCCATCTGAACGCATCAAACTGTCCTACGATTCCAAGTAACTTCGTATCCGGTGTGATTTCATTTTTTGCAGAAACTGTATCAGATACTGCCACAGTCATTCCGGCAAAATTTGTCAGATTCTGTCCGAATCCAATTTCCGGATAAATCTTTCTTCCATTCGCATCCCTCATAGTGGAAAGGCCAAAGGAAAGTGTTGGATCCATTGCAATACCACTCGGTACATAACCAAATGAGATGATCATTCCTGCTGCCGCCTCGATTGCTTCATCATACTTTGTGCCTGCAAGCTGCACACTCTGTTTCGTGTCAACCAGCCCTTCTTTTACAAGGCTTGATACCGTTCCTGTAAGCGGATTGATTTTGTGAATTCCAACAAGATCCAATGCTCTTCCTAGTGCGATTGACGCATTTGATGCCAGATCCTGCAGTACGCCGATCTGTACATCTTCGTCTGCCCACTGTACTTCCTGCGAAAATCTCATGGTAACCTGCAGTTTGAACGGATTTACTGTTTTAGAAGCATATGCAGTTGGGGTTGGCGATTTCTGCCCTGCCTCTCCTACGAGTTCTGCTTTCGGTGGCGATGTAAGTACCCACACCTGCTGCTTTCCAAATTTCTGCGGTCTTGCTCCGGATAACTGCGCCAGAGTAGATCCTTTCTGTGCTTTTTCAAAAATCCCCTGCGAAATCTCTGCCGGAATTTCAAAATCTGAACTAATAAGTGCTGCCATATTCTTTATTCTCCTTTACCAAAAATCTGATGTGCAAATTCCCTCATTGCATCATCCGTTGAGTTGTATTCTGTTGTCTTTTTTCTGTTCCCCTTAGTCCCCGGATAACTCTTCGGCTTCGCAAATTTCATAATCGCTTCTGCCTGTTTTTTACAGGTTTCCTCATCTTCCCCTGTCAGTAATTCTACCGGTACACCAGTGTCTTTTGCTGCTTTTTCTCTTACCTGTCTTACAGTGTCTTTCTTTTCAAGTGCGCTTAATTTTGCCTGAAGAGCATCGGACTTTTCTTTTTCCTTCTGAAGTTCCGTTTTATTCTGCTCCTGGTACTCATCGTACTTACTTGCCTTTTCTTTCAGGTCATCATAATCTGCATATTTCTGTCTTTCTCTCGCAAGGCGTCCCTCTATGATTGAATCCATTTCTGCCTGAGTAAATGTTTTGTCATCTGCCATCTTGTTTCCCTCCTGATTTGAGTGTTTTTAGTTGCCACGTTTAAGGCACGTGTTGCCATAAAAATAAGACGCGTAACCCTGCGCCTTAAAGGGAGATATCTGGATCACCGCCTTTCCTATTCTGCAAATTTCCAATCCTCTGACAGCATATCAGCCTGGGACGCTAACCATCCCATCTGAACACCAGATGTTCCGCAGAATGCAATAGCCATGTTTCCGATGACATCATGCTCACAATTTACAATATCCCCATCTTCTGTTTTATATGAAATTCCGGTTGCAAGCTGGATGTACTGTCCCTTTCCATTCCAGCCTTTACGTGCCACTTTCATTCCACGTTTCAGATATTTAATTGCTTCTCCAAATGAAAACAGAGCTTCTCCGCCCAGTTCCGGACAATTTTCTCCGTCTGCCAGTACCCATTCATCAGAACAGATATTTCCAAATGTATAATCTGGAATCTTTGTCTCTCTGATATCCAACTCTTCGCCATCTTTTGTGTGCATGATAATAGTCTGTTTCTCTTTTGACCAAAACCAATAACCGCCCCAAGATGGAATTTTCACTTTGCTACCCTGCTTCATTCTTTTAAATGCCTCGTCAAATCTCATGTTCTTTCTTCCTTTCTTAAAAATGAGTATAAAAATACCACCAACCGTTTCCGATCAGTGGCTTTTAATACCATATTACCGTTTTTTCTTTTGGTGGATTATCCATCTTTGCAATCCTTTTCAATTCTCGCCTCACGTGTGGTGCTGCAAACATGCTTGTATTTTCATGCTCTACAATCTCTCCATCCGGAATTCGTATTTTCATAAAACCTGCCGGTTCTTTTCCCTCTGTTACTGTTCTTGCTCCCAAGCCCAGGCTTTTACTTTTTCAAACGCTTCACTAACCTCTTCCGGCACGTTTTCAATTTTCCCATCATGAATATGATTGACATACGGTTCGTATACTTTCATTAACTTTTCTATCTCATCCGGATACTTTATGAGTTTCATTCTCTCTATCTCCTGTTATAAATCAACATATATTCTGCTTCCGTTTCATCATATCGTCCTAATTGATATTGTTGATATGCATAATCGCTTATTTCACTTACATTATCCTGCGTAATTCCTAATGCGTCAAGATTTTTCTTTGCCTTTTTGCACAGTTCTTTCAGATATTCACTACGGTTTTCTTTGGTAATCTCCCAACCCACTTTTCGGAATTCTTCTGCCTGTTTCATATGCCACATTTCATGCCTTTCAACAGCATCTTTTCCACCAGCTAATTTCTGTATTTCCTGCTTTGCTATTGACTGACTATAATATACTGTATTTGTACACGGATCATACAAACCAAGGGCATTTTTCAGTTCATCATCTGCCAGAATCACAATTGTTGGCTTCCGTTCGCTTGGAACACCATATTCTTTCAAGGCCTTTTCTGTGTTCTGATTAATTGCATTCAATGCTTTTGGCTTTATCTGTGCTTGATCTGATATATACATAGATGTATCATAGCTTTCCACTTTTCTAACCGAAACCGCCACTTCTTTGCCACCTCTGGTCAATGAAATTTCTTCTGCTTTTCCTCTTTTAACCTTTCGGTAAGCCTGTTCTGCATACAGTTCTCTCTTCCTCGCATTAATAGCCTCTTTATTCTCTTTGTATCTCATCCGGCGCATGGCATTGATGTCACCGCCTGCTTCCTGATACTCCTCCAGATGCTTATCCGGATCATATCCTGCAACCGTGCTTTTTCCATCAAACCGGACTGCATATTCGCAATCGCAATGCGCATGAATGTGTTCCGCGTGACCATTTCTAAGAGCTTTCTTTGACATATTCTGCCATCCTCTTGACGCAAGCGTAATGCAGAAAGCGCAGGTATCTCCGTGTGGTACCCAGGCAAACTGCGCCCCGTCACGCTCTGCATTTTTCAGTGTCGTATCTGCACCTACCTGTTTTACAAGCCTTGCAAGCGTTCCAGGAATATTGTTCGGAGACTGCTTTTTTGTTCCTTTTACTGCTTTCGCCACTTCCCCATAGTCCGGGAGATCTGCTACTTCTGCCGTAGGGACTATTACTCCCTGTGCCGCCGCTGTCGCTTCATACATCTGACACGATAATGCACCGATAGCCTGTCCATAGTGTTGTGACAATGCATAGGCGTAGTCCAAAAGTGCTTTATCATTTTCCAGTCCATTCTTTTGAACCCAGGACTGCATCAGATCCGCTGCTTTCTGGCTAATCTGTGACATCTTCGTTATGTATTCCACCCACGCCTTCTCCGTTATCTGCATTTCCAAATTCCTCCGTCAAGATAGCATCTCCTTTTGCTCTCTGTTCCTGCGCTCTGATTCGCCGGATATCCGCCTGATCAAAACCAATCATTTCAAGGAAAATATCTGTCTGTGCAAATCCTTGTCGCGCTGTCGCAATTTTGAGTGCTGCATCTGTAGTAGATGCCACGCTTGGCATTGCCGGATTCTTAAAATGTGCAATCAGCTCATGTGTTTCTTCCGGAAGCTCATCCGGAATCGTTCCAAGTTCAATTGCAAGTGCCATCCGTCCAATCCGATACAATGCATCACCATTTGATTTATTCAACTGTTCTGCCATAAGGATCAAGGTCTGTGACTGTGCAATAATTGCTTCACTGGAAGTCGGATTTGCATCATTTATCACACCAACATCCGTAACCGCCAATCCCGTTGCCGCTGAATACTGTGTAGCAAGCATCCGGAGCATCTGAACATGTGGTTCAATATTTCCCTGCGAAAGTTGCCCGAAATTCGGCTTTTCCCCAGTCTCCGGATTGTTTGTACTGTAGAGAATACTTCCAACATACTGTTTGAATTTATTATCAATCAGCATATCATATTGTTCATCTGACACCCCGAGCAGATACTTCTGTGGAGAAGTTGCAAATTCCAGTCCAATCGTTGCATTTGCGACTGTTCTTACATATCCCTGGATTAGCCTGCGGATCGGCTCTTTTAGCCTTGACTGACCAAATGGTTTATCGTTTGTTGCGTCCCAGATCAGAGCCACCATAAGGGGTTCTCCGAAATCATGGGGATTCTGCGTAGCATACCATGTACCTCCAATCCGATCCAGTTCCCAGATGTCTGTGTCTGTATAGAAATTTACGTGTTCCGGAGACCATGTAACATCCGACTCGTCTCTTCGCGCATCTTCAAAGGCAAATCCATATCGGATGCGTCCTTCGTGTGCATTCCACGAAGCTGTGGCGCAATGCGGTGAGTAAAAACGTACTCTTGCATCATCTTCCTGTCCAGATACTGCCGCAAATGCACATCCATATTTCAACTCTTCTTTAACCGCTTTATTGTATTCTGCAATCAGATGGTTCCTTTTCATGATCTGATCCATATCTTCTGATTTTGTTCCATTTTCCGTAACAAAGCCATCAAACATTGATCTACCGGCAAGCACGTCTACCGTTTTTGCACCCCAGGCGCATCCGATTTCGAGTCTTCCAAGACCCGAAGGTAGTGCAATTCCCAAATTTACCTCATTCAACGTGATTTTCCCGTTGTAATATCGACGTTTTTTTCGATTTGTACTTCGGTGATAGTCGTATATATATTTCAATTCTTTCAGCCACTCTTGTTCTTCCGGTGGTAATCCTTCTACTCTTCCAAAATTTAACTCCATTATCCTATCCTCATCTTTCTGTTCGGATTTCGTTTCGATGTTCTGCATCCCCAGAGTGCAAGTGCTGCTGCTTCAATCGGAATCGAGTTTTCTCCACCAAATCCCCAGCCACCGGAAATCGGTCTTTTTACAGACGTAATTGCTGACTCATTCAGTATTTCTTGGTATTTATACCATGTTACAGTCTGTTCATTGATTTCCTGTGATAGCTGACTCGCCGCTGCTATCACTTCTTTTGCTGCCGGCCGAACAATTGACTGCTTATATTTCCACACCGGTGTTATCTTCTCTATCAGGAAGTCAACTCCATTTCTTCCATCGATCACCACACAGCTTGCCATCTTGTATCTCTGATTTAGCCAATCCGCAAGCCACTGGATTCCTCTGTCCGTTGTTTTAAGCTCGATCAGTGAAATTCTCGCTTCCCCTACCTCTGGACAGACAGCTCCGCATAATGCTACCATCGAACCGTCAAGTGAAAACTTTACACCGTAAGCAGTTTTCCCTTCCGGTTTTTCTTTTTCCGAAGCACATTCTTTCCATTTCTTCTTATCAATTGCATAGTCCTGATCATTGTTGATTGGCGACCACCAGCCGAGACGCTCTCTTGCAAACGTGTCCGCATCCATCTGTTCGCACTCTGCAGCTATGGTTGTTTCTGTCATTCTTCGCCCCAGTGCCGGATTGCAATCCGCCCATCTCTGACGATCAGTAACATCTCCAATCTCTTTCACAGAATATTCTGTCCAGGCTGTGGATTTGCTCTCACCTTCCGTTGCCCGTTTTCTTATCTTCCGGAATACTGTGCCGGTACAATTTTCATCCGGTGGTGTTCCAAGATAAATCGTTTGTGGATTCCTTGACGCTGATATTGCCGGCAAAAAAGATGCCTGCTGCTCGCTTGTCAATTCCTGTGCTTCATCAAACACAAGACAGTCGCCATGCAGTCCTCGACCACCATTCCTTGTTCTGGCAACAAATACTACTCTTCCACCATTTTTTAGAATAATCTGTTCTCTTCCGAGTGCCGCCTTAATTTCTTTTACATACTTACGGAGTCCTCTGCTTTCAAACAAGCCGCGCAATTCCATAAAGGTTTCTGTTGCAGTTTTCTGCAGATGAGCTGTGTATATAACCCATTCTGCATACAGAATCATTCCGGATGCAATCCGTCCGGAAGTATCCAGTGTTTTCCCGTTCTGTCTTGGAACAGATAAGCCACATGTCGGCGCTGACCAAACATCATCCTCTGTACGCCCCATCCAATCATTCAGCACTTCACTCTGCCACGGATCCACAATCAATTTCCCGACCGCAAGCACTTTTACCGCATCGGGGCCATCCGTATAAGCGTAATCCGGAACAATTCTATCGGACGGTGTCTGGCTTCCCATCAGCTTTTCGTGCCGACAGGATTTCTCCGATTTCATCATCGTCTTTCTCCATTCCTTTTATTTCTTCAATTTCTTTGATTGTTTCTCTGTATTGCCTGGAGAGCTGTGGCATTGTCTTTGGACCATCAACAGCATCTTTCGCGCATATATCAATCTGTTTTGCGAGAATCAGTGCTAAATTTTCCAAGCGTTCCAAGCGGCTTCCCTCGCTTGTTACAGTTGCCATTTTCTTAGCTCTTCCCATCTAAATTCACCTTTCAAAAATTTTCCTGTGTGTAAATCGGCGCTGGACAGCGGTGGTCGCCGCCGCCGCGTGGCGGGGTACCCTCCCCACCCTCTGTTTGCACTTCTCACCATTCCCCATCTGTAACGTTCATTTTGGGCTTTTGCTGGCTCCTCTGCATTTCATTCAACGTTTTATTGCTTTTCGCTACGTTGCAACAGTAATGCGCCGGTTGCAGGTTGTTCCAGTCCTGTGCCGCTGCTTCACGTGAGTTATATCCAAACTCACGCCACCTTGACACCGGTTTGATTTCATCTATAACAAAAGACAACGGATGTTTGCTATCGCTTGGTTCATTGTAATGTATGGGGCCAAGCCTGCCTTTACATATCCCGCATTCTCCACCTATTGCTTTAAACCTCGCCCGGTGTTTTCTTCTCAGATTCCCGTTGGCACTTCTTGGGTTCCGTTGTTCCTTCATATCTTTTCCTCTGACGGTTTCTGTATCTGTAATAAGGAGTTCTAAAAAAGTAATTGCAACAAACAAATGTACCGACGTATGAATAAATTCTTTCCAGAGTAAACCGCCAAAACCTCTTTCTGGAATTCATGGCAAAGAAAAAGGCAACAATCTTTCGACTGCTGCCCTGTTTCAATTCTTTACCTGCATATACTATATCACAGGTTGAGTGTCGCATTCTATCGCATATTTAAAATTTTTCAATGCATCTGAATGCTTTTTATGTACATACTGCCAGCAATACCCGGTTCTTGCACAGATTTCTTTCCATCTCATAAGATCTATGTAGTGATAAGTCAGGATATCTTTCTCTGTCTCGTCTTCCATCTGCTCAATTCTTTCCCTGATCTCAGTCCGGATCCTGACTCTTTTCTTCCTCTGTTCCACCATTTTCCGTTCCTGTTCGTCTACTTCTGCTGCATAATCCGACAGATCAGAAAGGTTGCTGCTTTTTGGCAGTCCATCCGCTGCCAGTGCTCCCGGAAGCATCCTATCCAGCTTTAAGCGTTCCAGCTCTTCCTCGATCCGCTTCTCCTGGCGTAATGCTTTGCCGTACTGTTTCAGGTATTCCTTTTTCTTCTCGTTCTCTTCTTTCACTGTTTCCATCGGTATACCCTCCCTGTCTTCCTGTCTCTCAATACTAAGGCCTCGAATCCAAGCAGACTTGCTATATCTTTTAATGCTTTATGCGCTTCCTTTACGTGGTGTGGAATGCGGCTTGCATCCTGGATGGCTTTGCCTGCTGTCGGATCACGATATCCTTCCTGGTTTTTATACAATGTTTCATTATCTCCTACTCTATCATTGTCGGAATGAACAGCCCCCATAAGCACCACGCCGATCCCGTCCATTTCATTCCAATAATTACTGTAACTGCCGTAATTATCCATACAAATATCTTTGTATATTTATCTTCCATTATCCTTTATACCTTTCCGGAAGCGGCATCCACGCCACAACCTTATATGGTTCTCCCTGTTCATCGAACCAGACACCAGTCTGGGAATAATACAGCGTTGTTGCCTTATCAGCTCCCTCGATCGTGGCCAGAAACTCCGCTGCATATGCATGCCGGACATAAGCCTCAATAAATTCCCGTTGATCTGGGAGTCTTTCTGTTGTTGGAATCCATCTGTTACTCATTATTCTCTGCCTTTCTTCATGAAATCGCGGTAAATAATAGTGCTTCTTTGATCTTTCTGTTGTTCTGACTTGTCATGGATATTTCCTACTACTTCAGCATCAACCATTTTTATCCAGTACCCCAGATCTTTTCTAAAATCTCTTTTCTCGTCCCAGTCTACATAAAATCCGACATGGCAAGTCGTTGTACTGTCAAAGCAACTCTGATATTCACCAAATTTTATAGGAGCATAATAATCACCATAATGGTATTTAATAATGTCGTTCTCCCATATCTTCCTTCCCTTCTTGTCTGTAAGTCCGGTGTATTGACAGATCGTATCCGAATCAACGAGATAGCCATTCTGTCTGCACGTATCTGCATTTTTAATGTCATATATGAACCATGCACCATATCTTTGAACCACATATCCCTCAACCCATTCTCCACCGTCTACTTTCTTCGCTCTAAAAAGAATCTCTCTATTCATTTCTCCTTCTTCCTTTCTTTCATGTACTTCAAAATTTCTTTTTTCACCATCTTGGCATATTTTGGATACTCACATCCAAGCATAGCGCATCCATAAAAAACTGTACCATCGCCCGGATCTTCATGATCTACACTCATTTTGCAAGAAGTGCACTCTTCAGGACTATGCTCTCTGCAATAATCTCCCATTGCCAGTAAGAAGTCTTCGATCTTAACTTTCATCCAGTCCACCTCGCTTCACTATTTCAATTGCCATATTTATAGCGTGCTCTTCACTCATATCTCCATCCCAGCACTCATTGAGACATTCGCAATATCCGCAGTACTCACAAGCTCCATCAAGCTTTAGCTGCTCTAAGTTAGAGACAACATTCTCCACGTCAAATGCTGTCGGCTGGTTATCTACCAATTCGCAAAGTGCATTAGCTTTGTTCGGTGGATAATTGTTCAGGATTGCCATTCCTGCTATCTGTTTTTGAAATTCATCCGCATCAATCAGTCTCATCAATTTCACTCCAATCAAATTTACAACCACATTCGCCACAATAGTTGTTTCTGCTCTCTGCATCTGACATTACCTGTTTGCCACACAATGGACATTCGTAGTCGATATCTCCGTTCAGTTCGTCTAAGATAATCGGCTTTACTGGAATCTGCTTTTCCCAACAGTTCAACTGAATCAGATACATAATCAATCAGCTTTTCAATCTCCAAATCTGTGAAATAAATACTCCGTCCCATTTGCTTTACCACCCCATATCATTACGGTATCCAATTGCACTTGGATTTACCATGTATGATCTTTTCAGCTCCGATTCATCCAATTGGTGTTTCAACTGGCTTACTTTTTTCTTTAGTGCCCGGTTTTCTTTTAATACTGCCATGAGTTTGCAGCTATCTTTCTGATCACATTTCGTATCTTCTGAATAGTTTTCACACATCAGGCATACTTCTTTTTCAGTCATTGTTACCCCTTCCTGCGCCACGATTCCACGCCTTCCATTCCTTCTTTACTTGTCAACTGCTGCCACTCCCAGTTTATATAGCTCCTCACAATCCCTTTCTGATTCCTGACCTGCACATGGTGCGGATAGATTCCAAGAATCGTGACTTTTTCCGTGGCGAGTCTGGTTTTACCTCCCTTCTGGGAGATCCTGCGCCTTAACTGTACTTTGTCTCCAACTTTCATTTTTTTGTTCCTTTCCGTCTTACCTTGCGCATTTTCTTGCTTACCGAGTATATGAACGCCCGCATATTGCCGGGTTTAGTCGTCTTCCTCTTCATCTTTCTCACCCTCCCGATTCTCTAAAATGATTCCATTTGCATTTATGTCTCCGTCCGCTTTTACCATAATGTACCTTTCTCCGTTAATCGTCTCTAAGGTAACAAGGTCCGTTCTGTCTGCGCTTACTGTTACATGTGCATCCGGAAGACCAATCTCAAATGTCTTCGTGCTCACTGTGTTGTCCGCATCGATTTCGGCCGCGTCACAGTCTTTTGTTTTTTCTGCTGCCAGTTCCGGATCTATCCCGATGCTTTTTAATACGTTTTCCAGCTCCGCGCCTTTTAATATCCGGTTGTTGGATTCTGCTTTTATTTCACGGATTCTTCCAAGGTAATGATAAATATCTTTCGCCTGTTCCAGGCTTACTTTTCCGTTTGCTGCATTTAACCCTTCCCTAAAAGCTTCTTTCTGCTCTTTTGGTGTGTATGGCATCCTGCATCGGAGTGTCTGCGTGATCAGGCCTGCGTCCGGTTTATCCGGAACTTTGCTGTAGTACCAGATATGTTCTGGATCTTCGTGGCGGTCTGTAAATGCCGGATATAAAAATCCTTGTGTCGGCATACTTACTACCCAGTCTCTTGTACGTTCCTGAATATCTGCCAGTTCTGGTTTATAAGATAATCCTGCTGCCGATAAACTTACCGGGCAGATACATCCGATCATGTACTCATAAACCTCTTCACTTTCATCCAGATCCGCTCCGTCCGTGGCAATTCCCGGAATGTCGTAGATTCCACTGGCAATTAGAATCAAAGAATACCCTTTATTCGATATGCCAATAGACTCTGCAATCTCTTCCAGGAAGATCTGGCGTACATCATTGTCTTCTAATCCTGTTTTTACAATCATGGCCAGATGCTGCTTTCTTGTTTTCTCCTTAAAATCCAGCTGAAACATATTTCTTCCAGGCTTTCCGGATAAAACCTTTTTGAAGATATCCAAGTATTTGAACGTTTCCGTCTCTTCGAGGTTTAAAAAGTTTTTTACAAATTCCAACCTGCAGTTCCGGTCATTATCTACGATATATCCTGTTATCTTAGTGATGTTGCATAATTCTATCCTCATGTTTCTTCTAAGCTCAAACAGCTCTTTCTTCATGTCGCTCCTTTCTGGCTGCCGCACCGGGCAGCCATGCACTCTGCGAAATTGTGATATATTAACTTCCTGTGGTGCCTATAAATAATTCTTTCCGGCGTTTTTCATCCATTCTTCCCTTGTATGGGTTCTTTCGTACACTTCCTGGGCTTTCGCCATCAGGATCCGCGCGTTCTTGGCATTGTTATGGACTGCTGCCGGTCCATTCCGGTGATGTTCCAGGCAGAGATTTACTTTTAACCCTTCCGCCTCTGCAAATGCATGGGTGTTGCCAAACAAAACATGATGCTCTTCCAGATATGGCTTGTATGTAAAATCTCCATCCAGTAACATGCACAGGTAGCACCGACGATCGCCTTTTGGCTGCATGATGCTTTTTTTGTGCTTCTTACGTTTCTTCCGTTTTGTCGGTTTTGGAAACATCATATTCACCAATCAACACCTCCCCGCTTTGGTCTACTTTTTCATTCAGGTATAAATACCAATCCTGTGAACTGTGTACTTTTTGGGTTGTCTCTGCAAGGTACAGAGCCGCATGATACAATGGAATTGTCTGGATATATTCCCGGCGGGTTAATTTGATTTTGGGAAATGTGGCCAGATATTCTTCTACGGTTACATTTTTCGGGCAGGCATCCGGTTTCCAGTCTTCTACACTTAACTGCTCCATCTTAGGACTCCTTTTTATATAGCTCATGGTTGCCGTAAACCAGATCTGCCTCTTCTCTTTCGTAACTCCATCCGTAGCGCATCAGAATTTTGAAACATTTCTGACATTCACGCCCTCGTTTCGCATCAAATCCACCGTCATAGTTTACTAAACTTCCTGTGCTATCCATCGTACCGTTGAGTACAGTCAAAAGCAGTATCTGGATGTCTTCCTGCCGTATTCTTTCTCTGATCTCGTTTCGTTCTTCTTCCGGCATACCGTACCACTCTTTCCCTGTGTAAACCTCACTAAATCTCCTTTCATTTATCCATCCTCCGACTTCTGTCAGAGTTCTGATCATCTTTTCAATCACTTTCTGACGTTCTTCGCCTTTCAGCAATTCAATTTTCCCGATTATGATCATCCTGATAAACGATTGTCTCCTGGCATCCATTTTTTTCTGCAGAGCTTCCAGTTCCTTATTCTTTTTCTGCTGTTTGTCCCATTCCGTTTCTTCTTTTGGTTTTCTTGGTAGTTTTTCTACTACGCAAATTCCATCCCAACTTTCCAGCCAAAAAAGATTTGTCCCATGGATATTAAGTTCTTCTGGTGGCTCTTTATCCAGTGGAATGCTCTTTTTATCTTTCACCTCTTCGGTATAACGTTTTCTCTCTATCTCCTTTGTAGCTTTCTTGATTCCTGCTGCCTCCAAGAGCTCGACAATAATCTTCTTATTCTTCTCCCTCTCCCTGTTTTTAATCTCTTCTTCTACTTTCCACTGAATCTGTCTGGAGTCTGCTGCATCTTTCAAGATTCGGTTTCTGGTTTCGACATCCTCGATTCTCGACAGTTCGGCGAGATCTTTTAGGTTCAGCTGATATCCCCCGTTCTCATCCGTCTTTTCCTTCACCAGATCCCGGTCAAGCTTCGCGATCTCCAACCTCCGGTGGACGGTTGTCCTGGAGAATCCGGTCTTCTCTGCAATCTGTTCTTCCGTATCTCCAAGATCTAACATCATCTGGAAGCCCTCTGCCTGCTCCAGGACTGTCAGGTCAATACGCTGCATATTCTCTTCCAGCATGGTTCCGACCTGGTCTTTGTAGCTCATGTCCTCTACGATCCGGCATGGATACATAGTTACGCCTGCCATTTTTCCGGCGGCGAACCGGCGGTGCCCGATGATCAGCGTGTATCCTTCTTCATGGTGTGTACGTTTTTCGTCCCAGTATCCCGGAATGACCGTAAGGTTCTGCATGATCCCTTTTTTCTTGATTGACTCACTCAGCTCCGTCAGATCACCCAGGTCTTTTCGTGGGTTATCCGGATGCTGGTGAATCAGCTTGGCGTTGATATTCGTTATTCCACTGGTTGTCATTTTATTTTTTCCTCCCTTTCTTCTCTTAAATGTCCTGCTATATCATTAAGCGTTATTGCCATACTTTCGCACATCGTAATAAGTGCTGATTTTAGGCTTTTCATCCATCCGTCAATCTCTTTTGTTAACGTCTCCATCATTGTCGGCAATGTTATATTTATCTGCCTCGCCATTTTCCTTTCATACCGCCGTTGTTTTCGTTTATCCAGCTCGAACGGAGGATTTGCTCCATACTTTTTCTTGTAATTCTTTTTCCATTGCCTATATTTCATTGTTTTCTTCCTTTTCCCGCATTTTAGACTGTAGTCTATCGGAATACCGCGTAGACTCAGAAAACTCTAAGCTTACACGATGTTTTTCCATCTGCTCCGACAGCTCCTGCCAGAGCTCTTTGTTCTTGATCTCTTTTCCATGTGGTCTGCGCCACTCTTCCCGTTTCCATTTGTCCATGTTTCCTTCGTTTATGGTGGTGACCAGGAACTGATCCGGCGTGTAGACAGTCACTTCACACGGTCGGAGCATTCTCAGACCGACAAGGATAGCGATCATGCTCATTCTGTGGTAGGTCGTGTTCTGTTCGGTCTCGATCTGTGCTTTCACTGCCGGTCCTTTCTTAGTCTCGCACTCCACCAGAGCGATGCACTTTCCGTTTTTTGCGGTTGGTCCCCGGAAGTTTACCTCTGTGTATAGTTCTATCTTCATCTTCTCTCCTTATCCGGATCATTTCGTAGTGTCTGTACGGGAATCCGGTTGCTTTGTTGATCCCTTCGTAAAAAGAATCCTTTACTATGTAATATCCCTTCGGCGGTTTTGGTTCTTTCGGCCACCGGTATAAAATCTTTGTTTTGGGTTCTGGAAGCGGCATGTTCCGAGACGTAGAAAAATTGGCTTCTGCAATCTCATGATCCAGTACGCCCTCATCCACGTATTTTTTCTGGGTTTTCTCGTTTTTGGTAACATATTGCGCCAGCTTCCGGAACTCGCCTTTCTCATAGAGTAACTGCTTATTACGAACCTTTCCGTGTTTCCAGGCTACAGCTATGATCAGATCTGTATCCGGTATTCGATTCAGAACCACATGGATGTGCCAGTTACCGGACGGGGTACATTCAATATTGCGGATCCAGCGGAGCTCCTGTCCTCTTTTCTTGTATTCCTTCTTGCAGAACAGGTAAAACTCTTTGAAATCCTGCTTTGCCTGCTTCATGTCCGGCGGACGTTCCTCTTTCGGATATGTCAATGTGAAAAAGTAGTCATTGACCTTAAAATACATCCGGAGTCTGTGACGTGCTTTCCTTTCCCTGGTCCATTGGTTGACCTGCTCCACTTCCTCCGGTGTGGCTTTCTTCTTCTTGGCTCTCTTCTCTCCCGGTGCTCCATACCTTCCGTCCAGATATTCCTGTCTCTCTATTACGTTTCCCAAATCGTATGTCACTCGTCTGATTCTCATAGCGTGTCCTCATAACTTTAATAGTCTTATCAAGTTATTAAAAAGGGCAGTCGCCCTGTAAATACTTGACTTTCCAGCCGCTAAAAGGTACACTATAAGTGCTTAGATTATTCGTGTACCTTTATGGTTGCGGCGCTTGCGATATTTCTTTTCGCAAGCGTTTTTTATTCTTCTAAATATGAAAAATTCATTTTCAGGAATATCTTTAAGGCTTCTGCATCTGATGGTGCCTCGATATCCTCTCCGGCTGCGATTGCAAATACAACGTCTCCTAAGATTGGCCATCCGTGCCTATCTGTATCATAAAAGTACGATCCAAGGCGGTTGACTTCTTTCTGTTTCATTCTTCCGTCCTCATCCACTAGCATGATCATAGGCATCTTAAATGTCTCAAATAAGGTTTTCGTGCTTACGATTTCAAAACGCCCGCCTACTGCTTTCTGTAGATCACGGAAATCATCAAAGTTTACATCAATTACCGATATAATGTTATCCGGTGTTACTTTTACTGTTTTCACTGCTTGTCCTCCAATACTACTGTTTTTCTGCCTGCTTCTTTCAGGCTGTCTACATATTGTTCTAAATACGGGATCGCACTCTGTTTGAAATATTCGGATTCACGATTGACTCTTTCTATTGATTTCATAGTCTCAATCCATTCATCCAGCTTCTCCACTCTGATCCGCCTTTTACGCTGCTTCTCTTCTGGCATGCTCCCTCGCCTCCCTTATTTTTCTTTTCCGTTCCAGGCTTTCCCGGATCCGGAAGTATTCCAGTGCAAATGCTCCGGTAGTAAGTGTTGTGATTCCAAGTGCTGCATATAAGTAAAACAGCTCCTGACTTTTCACTGAGCACGCACCAGCCATCATCAAGATTCCGGTAATGCTTGCCGTTACGCTGAGTATCTTTGCGATCTTGTAAAACATCTCTTATCCCTCCTTTGCTTGTCCAACTGGTACCGCTTACGCGGTTTTCTCCTGCTGGTATCCTAAATGTTCTACAAACTTTCTGGTCATTTCCATGATTGCCTTCTGCTTTTCTTCCGGCATCATGGCTGCCATGTCAATTTCTTTTCCATCAATTTCTGCAATAAAAATATGTTGCAAATCCACCACCTCTCTTTAAACTATGCGATACTGGTTGTATTTGTTGATTTGTCCTACTACTGTCTGGTATAATTTCCATATCAAATTATGAAAGGATAATCATCATGCTTTCGTTTGTATCAAATATCGATTTAGAAAAAATTATAAATATTTTATTAGAGCCATCTGTCACTCTTACTCTTGGCATCTTTACATTACTAATTAGTCGAAACTCTAATTTATCTACTTTAGCTCGTGAAAGACTAGATAAGGTATACCATCCACTCTTTTTAGAAGTCGAACCTTTTTTATACAAAAAAGTATCTCTTAACGACATAAATGCTTTTCTTTCTAAATACTATGAATTAGAAAACTCACATTCTCTTCTTATTGATCCTGTTTTACGTCAAGAGATTCGCTGGCTTGAAAAACCATCTGCTCTGCAAGAGGATAAATATGGCTATAATCAATGGTTCCGAATTTGCGATCAGATTTCCAAAACATATGACAAATTATGTAAACAAGCTCATCTCCCTGTTCGCAGTATTTCTTATCGAATTAACTACAGGCAATATCGTTCTAAAATTCGTATGATATTCGCTCTTATATGGATTGAACTACCAGCAATTGCATTTTTTAGCCTATTACTCGGTTTCGCATCTCCACGTCTTTTAGCTGTTACATATGCATTGTTCTTTTTATTTTTGATGAAGACATTTTTGGATAACTTGTAATACAACGATTGCGCAAAGGAATATAATAGCTACTCTTTCTCTGGGATATCTGTTTATCAGGTATCCCATTATCAAAGCAATTCCAACAATATACAGGACAACCACTATTCCCATTTCCTCACCTCATTTTCTCTTCATCTTTCTCAACAATTATTCTTATCGGCAATTCATTTGATATAAGGCACGTTCCCACAACGCTGATGCTCAATAAACAAAGCCCCATCAATATCCGCATCAACATAATGCTTATGTCTGTTGGAAAATAACGTTCGCCAACAGTCACAAGAAGTAATGGCACAAAAACCAGTATCCAACCAATTATTTTTCTTAGTTTCACATTCTTACCTCTCTTCCTCTATCTATTTTTGCATCAAATTTAATTTGATTATTAGGGTAAAAAAATATACTCCAATGGCATATTGTAAAGCTTACTAAGTTCTCTGCTTTGTGAAATTGTAGGCTCTGACTTACCTTTTTCCCAATTTACCACTGTATTTTTCGAGACATGCATCTCCTTTGCTACATCTTCTTGAGTCATTTCAGCATTTACTCTAGCCGCCGCAAGGGAAATTTTTAACTTATTCAATTTATTCACCTCCCACAAATCTTATTTTTCCTCGTTACGCTTATACTATAAGTCAAATTTAATTTGATGTCAACACTAAAATACAATTTTTTTTGATTTTTAGTTGATTTTAGTCAAATTATATTGTAGTATGTGATTATGAAAGAGGTGACAAAATATGACTGATATAGAACAGAAAAAAATTTTTTCTAAGAACTTAAACTTTTATTTGTCCAAAGCAAATAAAACCCAAAAAGAAGTCGCTGATGCGATATCTGTTTCTCCGCAAACATTTAATACATGGTGTCAAGGTATAGCTTTGCCAAGAATGGGAAAAGTTCAACGACTTGCCGATTATTTCCATATTGAAAAATCTTTTTTAATAGACGAACATACCGAGCAACCTTTTCCTAAATCTAATATAATAAAAGTTCTTGGACGCGTTGCCGCCGGCATTCCACTAGAAGCCATTACGGATATTGTAGATGAAGAAGAAATCCCTGAAGAATTAGCAAAAACAGGTGAGTTTTTTGGATTAAAAATTAGTGGTGACTCAATGGAACCAGATATTCATAACGGAGACACAGTAATTGTTAGAAAACAAGATGATGCCGAGTCTGACGAAATCGTTATTGCTCTTATCAACGGAAACGATGGCGTATGTAAAAGGCTAAAGAAATATGCAGATAGTATTGCTCTTATTTCGCTAAATCCTAATTACGAACCTATGTATTTCAGCCAAAAAGAAATCAGCGAGAAGCCTGTTAAAATTATCGGGAAAGTTGTAGAACTACGGCGAAAATTTTAAGCGGATACAAACACACATTCATGTATTTATTTTTAACGCAAATTGGAGGATTTTATGAATAAAACAGTTAGAATTATTGTAACTATTTTGGGTGGATGGTTTGGTCTTCATAAATTTATTGATAAAAAAATTGGAATGGGGATTCTTTACCTTTTCACATTTGGTTTATTCGGAATTGGATGGATTTACGATATATTTAAAGCTTTTTCTTCTTCACCTTCATCGTTCCAGTTAAAGCAGTATATCGCGCCTTCTGTTCCTGGAATATTACATATTAATGATAATTCTTATAACTTAGCGTACAATTATAATCAGGTTAACCTCTACACTAAAGAACCTTTTTATTTCGATATTCCATTCGGTTCTTCGCTTGGTATTCAGCCGGAACCAACAAACAAATACGATAGCCGTGCAATTTTTTTCACTTGGAAAAATACAAATATCGGTTATATCCATAAAGGTCAATTGCAGGACATGATACACGATTATCTTTCTCCGAACCGTTATGTAATAGCAACATACGAATCCATAGATTGCGGAAATGTAATGATCACTCTGTCATTTTATAAAAAAAGTAAGTAATAAGTACGGGATCTGTAAACAGGTGGATAATTATGTGGCGTATTTTATACCGCAGTTGTCGGTGATGAAATTGATATAACCGCATATGCGATTATATAGAAACACTTTATATGAGGAGGAAAAATTATGAAAAAGAAACTTGTAGCATTGGTTCTGATTGGAAGCATGGCACTGTCATTTACAGCCTGTGGCAATAGCTCCGATTCATCAAAAGGAACAAAAGAATCATCCAAGAAGACAGAAGTATCTGCCGAAACTCCAAAAGAGGAAGCAAAGGAAGAAGTCAAAGAACCTGTCGTGCTGACTGGAAAATGGGAATATAAAGATGATGACGGTACTTGGATGCAGGCAGATATTACAGAGGATACCATCACAATAAACTGGATCATGGATGAAGGAAACACGACTGCTGTTTACTGGGTTGGAACCTATACTGCTCCTACAGAATATTCTGAAGAATATACTTGGACATCTACCAGAGACAAAGAAGCAACCGATTCCGCTCTTCTCGCCTCTCTGGATGATACAAAAGAGTTTTCTTATTCCGATTCAAACAAGCAGATTACCTATCAGGTAACAGTTTCCGGAATAACAAAAACTATAGCGCTTGACCAGGCAGAATAATATAAATAAAAGAACCGCTCCTGCGCCAACAGGAACGGTCGAGCGATGAAACATACACCAATATGTTTCTCTATTAAGCACTCCGAAGAGATACCTAAATCCAAATAATATTGTATCATCTCCGGAGCAGCCGCGCAAGAGAACTAATCGTAACTATATAAACAATTACATTTTTGTTTCCAAAAGAAATGAGGTGAATATATGGGACGTAATTTAACAAAAGAAGAGCTTAAACGACATAAAGAAAAGGCTTTGGCAAAAATGGAACACTATATCGACTCTTTGATCAATAGTCCAGTTTCTAAAACCCGTGGAAAAGCTGACAAATTAAGTTATTGGCTTGAAGATTGGTCTACTTTTCTCGATTTTGAATCTCGTTTTTCCCCATCCAGTTTAAGAAGATACAAACGAGGTGAAATCATAAAAGTCCATCTTGGTTATAATATTGGTAGCGAAGAAGGTGGGTTGCACTATTGCGTTGTTGTCGAAAAAAATAATTCAAAGAACTCCCCTGTAATAACTGTTGTTCCGCTTACCTCTGTTAAGAAGAAATCTGATGTAGATCATCTTCATAAAGGTTGTATCTATTTAGGTAACGAACTATACACAGGGTTAGTTTCCAAAATTACTTATATTCAAAGACCTCTGGAAAAGAAAGTCTTTGACCTCAAGAAAGAAGTTGACGCCACTTACAAAACTCATCCAGAAGACATGCATAAATTCCAAAAGGATTTAGAGGATTGTGCAAGGGATTTATTGTTATTAAAAAGAATGAGAAACGAAATCAATAAAGCAAAACTTGGTAGTATTGCTTTAGTTGGACAAATCACAACCATCAGCAAAATACGAATTTATGATCCGAAAACTAATTTCGATATTTTAAGCAATGTAAAGCTTTCCAACGAAAAGCTTGATCGCATAGATCAGGAAATTATTTCTAACTTTACAAATAGAAAAATTTAAAAATCAACATATTTTATTGACATTTTCATATAATGAGGTATATAATAAATAAGCTAAAACAAAGCCGTTAACCGGCAGTATACAAGACAATGCTCCCAGTCATCTGGCGAGCCGTATTTATTGAAAGACCTCGTAGAAATGCGAGGTCTTTTACGTTATATAAACATTTTTTCAAAACAAAACCGCTCCTGCGCCAACAGGAACGGCTCAAGACTAATGCCCCGAAGGATACACCAGTACGTTCAAAATATAGTGTATCATCTTCGGGCAGCCACCGCAAGCAGAACTCATGTTCTTCTGCTGGCTGTTATTTTTGTACCCTTTTTTACATAAAATACAAAGGAGCTGATACAATGAGCCTAAAATATGCATACGGATATATCCGTGTATCCACGCACGATCAGGAAGAAATCTCTCCGGATTCTCAGGAACATCTCCTCCGGGATTATGCTGCCAAGAACAATATTGTAATCCTGAAGATCTTCACGGATCTCGGTATCTCCGGAAGAAAAGCGGATAAACGCCCAGGATTTCAAGAAATGATTGGTCTGGCCAAAGGTTCCGATCATCCGGTTGACTGCATCCTGGTGTGGAAATTCAGTCGGTTCGCCCGGAATCAGGAAGAGTCCATTGTGTATAAATCTCTTTTAAAGAAGCAACACAATGTAGATGTGATCAGTATCTCCGAGCCACTGGCAGACGGTCCGTTTGGCTCTCTGATCGAACGTATCATAGAGTGGATGGACGAATACTACTCCATTCGCTTATCCGGCGAGGTATTCCGTGGCATGAAAGAAAACGCTACCCGCGGTGCATACCAGGCAAGACCGCCACTTGGCTATAAAGTTATAGAACGTGGCAAGCCTCCGGTTATCGTTCCGGAAGAAGCTGCGATTGTCCGTATGATCTTTGATAAATATGTAAACGGGAAAATGAGTTTCTTTGATATTGCCCGACACCTGAACTCTCTCGGACTGAAAACGTCCCACGGGAAAGCTTTTGAACGGCGCAGTATCGAATATATTATTCAAAATCCATCCTACTGCGGTATGATCCGATGGAACCGGATGGAAAACGCCACCAACCGGATCAAAGACCAGGACGAGTGGATCATTGCTGATGGAATGCAGGAGGCTATTATAAGCAAAGAACTCTTCGATGCCTCCCAGGAACGCCTGAAAAAGATCTATAAACCGGTTGGAAAGCGCCCCTCTTCTACATATAAGCACTGGCTGTCCGGACTGCTGAAATGCCCGGTATGCGGGCGCACACTGACCGCTACGACCATGAAGCGTGCCAACGGGGAAAAGTATGCGTACTTCTCCTGCTACGGATACAGCAAAGGAAAATGTGATAAACCACACGGTGTAAGCTCTCTGGTGATCGAAAAGGAAGTCCTGAAAGCATTAGAAGAAGCTCTTGGTTCCAATTCGATTGTTTATGAAATGCGCGAAATTCGCCCACAGGAGCTTTCTAATGAGCGTACCCTTATAAGTGAACGCCTTGCCAGTTTGAAAAGCAAAGAGGACAGGATACGTGCGTCATACAGAGAGGGTATTGATACACTGGAAGAATATAAAGAAAATAAAGCTCTGATTGCCAAAGAAAGAGACTCTCTGGAACGGCAGCTTGCAGAGCTGGAAGAAAATACGCCGGATAAGATTCCGGATGATCCTACTCCTAAAATGCTGGATCGGGTAAGCTCCGTCCATGATATTCTGGTTTCTGATTCTTACTCTCTTGTCCAGAAAAATGAAGCTTTAAAGCAGATTATAGATAAGATTGTTTACGATCGGGAATCCGATACTCTGAAAATTCATTTCTTTTTATACCACTCATAATGCCGGAAACCCGCGTATTTACGGGATTTCCGGCTACTTTATAGGTTGTGACAATTTGGTCATCCAGTTCGTACACTGAACCTGTCTTCCGTCACAGTATTGTGTCAGAATCGGCTGCCTTACATTCGGTCTGGAAAGATAATCTGCAAACAGTTCGTCCACCACTGTAGAAATGGAGTCAAAAACATTTCGTTCCGGAATCCATTTGTGATCAAAAGCCGTAGAAGATGTAATTGTGAAATCATAGCCCTGATTGCGATACCCCATCGTAATTGGTCATTCTGGGTTGGGGACAAAAGTGGTCTAAATCCACTTTGAAATGAATTACAACTGTATCATCTGTGATATCAATCCGTTCAATCAATTTATTTACAAGTACCCGTTTTGTTGCAACATCTGCATTCATAAAGATATCTTGCCACGTTGGCAAATTATGATATAAATTTTCCCAATCCTCCTGACTAACGGAAAGATTTTTTATATTTGTTTCCAATTCCTCAACAACTGTTTTCTGTTTCGATGCTTTGTCTTTTTGCCTTTCAATACTCTTTGCAAGGTCTTCCAACGACAATGGGTATGTACCTGTAATTGCATTTGGAATTGCATCATTCAGAATATCAATATTTTTTTCGATTTCCTGTAAGTTTCTTTTTTCACGTACAAGAATCTGTTCCTGTTGACTCTTTTCAAAAGACTGATTTTCTAAAATCTGTTCAAATATATTTTCATCTTCCTGTAATCGTCCGACATACTCAGATAATTTTTTAAATACGATTGGTTCTATTTTATCCGCACGAATCTGCTTCATTTTTTCATGTGGAACACCCTGCCATACATTTTGACACTTATAAATACTTTTCTGAGAACTCCTGCGTTCCCCTGTTCCTTTAATTGTCCAATAATCATACTTTGTACCGTTAGTCAGTTTTCGCCCACAGTAACCACAATAAGCGACATCAATCAAAGCCAGTTGTCCGTCATTTCGTGAAATAACAGTTGCCTTTTCATTCCATGGCTGTTTTTGATACTTTGTCCCTCGTTTCTGACGACTGATTTGAACTTTTTCCCACACATCACGATCAATAATAGTAATTTCATCATTTGGCTTTTCAGCAATAATCCAATCCTCTTGTGATAGAGAACGATATCTACCAGCAGTATGTTGTCTCCTTCCATATGCAGTATATCCAGCATAAATCGGATTAGTAAGAATACTTGTAATTGTACCACTTTTCCACACATCATTGGGCGCTAAATTCTTATATCTATTATCTAAATTTAATGTTGTTGCTATTTTCCCTGAACCATACTCTTTATATAATGAAAGTTTATAGATATATTTCACTACTTCTGCATGTTCTGGAACAATAACTAAATGTTTTAATGCCCTCTGATGCTTACTATATTCTCCCGAATATTCTAGTTTATATCCATAAGGAGCTTTACCACCCATAAATTTCCCTTGTTGCACAAGTTTTTTCGCAGTGTCCTTTACTCGCATACCAGTATCAGAACTACTTTTTTCTGCCATTCCATATTGCATGGCTAACTTTAGCATCCCCATAACATCTCCAAGGTCAGGAGTCAATAGTCCATCTTTGACGGTATACACATCTACTCCAAACTGTTTTAAAGACATAATATACATTGGAATCTCCAACATTCTTCTCCCCAGTCGGTCATCTTTATATGCCAACAGAATATCATATTCTCTATTTTCTGCATCACGTAAAGCTTCTTGTAAAACATCTCTATCGGCTACTGAATTTTTATAGCCACTGTTACTTCCCTCAAAATATTCTTTAGAATCTAAAATCCATTCCTCATGTTTCTTCACTTCCTCTACAACAAGCTTACGCTGAATAGATAAATCTCCATTTGCTTCCAACTGTTGGTCAGAACTTACACGAAGTAAAATTCTTACTATCTTTTTGGTATCTTCTTTTACGTCTGTCATATGATTTTCCTCCTCGATCTTGAAATACGACCATTTGTATTATCTTCACAACTCTCTTACATTTTCTGTGTTGTATTAACATGCATCTCCGTATCTAAACTGTTTTTTCTGCCATTCCATATTGCATGGCTAACTTTAGCATCCCCATAACATCTTCAAGGTCAGGAGTCAATAGTCCATCTTTGACGGTATACACATCTACTCCAAACTGTTTCAAAGACATAATATTCATTGGAATCTCCAACATTCTTCTCCCCAGTTGGTCATCTTTATCTGACACTAAAATATCATATTCTCTGTTTTCTGCATCACGCAAAGCTTCCTGTAAAACATTTCTGTCGGTTACTGAATCTTTATCCCCCACGTTATTTCCTACAATATATTCTTTTGAATCTAAAATCCAATTTTGATGTTTCTTTACCTCCTCTATAATAAGCTCACGCTGAATAGATAAACTTTCATCCATCTCTGACTGATAGGTTGAATTTGCACGAAGTAAAATTCTTGCTGTTTTTTTAGTGTTTTCTTTCATATTTTTCATTTGATTATCCTCCTTAGATATCTGAGTACAGTAATCTGTATTTCTTTATAAATCTGTTACATTTTCTGTGTTGTCTGTTCCTTTAGAAGCGTTAACATAATTTGTTTTACTTCTTTCAACTGTGTTTCTTCCATCTCGCAATTGTTTTGTTTAGGGAAATCTAATATAACTTTAAAACCATTTGCTTCTGTTTCAAAACATTTACGTGACACGTTCTTCAATTTTGCCTCCATAAATAGATTACTTGTTACATCTTTATTTTCAGCAGGCTTGTCACATTCCTTGGATGTAAATGTGTTTATTATATGTTCTTTCCCAGAGTGATTAAAAGATGGGAATTTAGAAATTTCCTGTTTCATATCGGTACCTCCAATAAATTCATATTGTTGATGCCTTTATTTTTCGAGAAAAGTTTCCTCGCGGAGAAAGACAATCTGAATAATCCGCTTCATCTTTTGAATCATCGTAAAAGTGAATGCCATTCGGAATTTTTTAATCTTGTAATATATATCCATCTGAAATCACTTTGTTTTTTTCTTACGTTTAAAAGCAGTATCATAATATTCAAGTAAATTATTTTCGGGATTCGGACTAGTCTTTACATCTTTCCTGTCTGAACTGTAGTCAACGACCTCGTCATAGTCATCCTTTGAAAATTTATATTCATGATGTTTCATTATTTTTAATTCCTGTAATTTGTACCAATTTTGTCTTAATGCATTTAGCTGTCGATTAAAACGAATGGTTTTGGGATAAAAAGTAATACCAATAATTGGCTCTCTGCCATCAGAAAAGCTACGAAAAAACTGTCCACAGCAGTGGCAAAGATAAAAGTAATTACCATCCAGTAAAAAATCTTTGTTTAAAGCTCCGCATACGGGACATATTTCAACGTCTATATACATTATTCTTTTCATACACATTCACTCCAATCTGAAAATATTTGTTGTATTTCTTTTGCAAGCTGTTGTTGACTTCCTGAAAATTGATCTATAAACTCCTTGAATTCGTATTCCACATCTAAAAAGAACGGATAAGATGCCCGTGAGTAAAACGTCAACCACCCCCTTATCATCGGGTCAATTTTTCCTATCTTTTCTTTTTTGCTAAAAATAGATTCGTCCAATATAATGTCTTTTGTCTTTTCTTTCAGCGAATTAATCGCCTTAAGAGTAGGAAAGCATTTTATTTTTCCATTTTGTTTACAGATTCTCCATCCCAGAAAATCAAATCCATCCGTGACTTTGCACAGGGTTGTTTTTCCTTTTGAGAGTTTCAACCCTCTGTCGGAAAGAAAATCATCAATTTTCGGAAGCAACACTTCTCGCAGACCAAATGTCGTATATACATCGGCTGGAAAGAGTAAATCATCAGCATAGCGTATAAGAATACCTCGTACATCAGAACCGATAGGCTCAACATCTGCACCGAAAGGTACATCTATGCCGAAAGGAACATCAATGCCCGAAAGGGCGTTTTTGCGGTTACTGACGCCGCATAAATATTTCCATTGATGAAGACTTTCCCGATAAACACCCTCAATACCATCCAATGTCCAATTGCATAAACAACTGGATACACTGCCACCTTGCGGTATTCCTTTCTCTGATGTATGGTAAGATTTATCCTTTATGAATCCTGATTTTAAAAACTTCCGAAGAAGTTCTGGCTTTATTGGGAAATTATCCAATAACCATTCGTGACCAATGTTATCGAAACAAGATTCTATATCTGATTTCAACACATATTCACAATCAGGATTTTTAGATAAATACTCTACTAGCTTTGACACAGCACTTTTAACACTACGTCCTTTTCGGAAACCATACGAATGTTCATCGGCATGTAATTCAACAATTGGTTCTATTGCGAATTTATACAGAACTTGCATTGCACGATCTTTATAAGTCGGAATTCCAAGAGTTCGATACTTTCCATTTGGCTTTTTGATATAAACTCGTTTCAGTGGACGTGGTTTATATCCTCGTAAACGTAAACTGAAAATTGCATTGAATTTATCAGTATCCGTCAGCCATAGAACATTATCTACACCTGCTGTTTTTTTGCCTTTTCTTGAACATACATGCTTGACAGCACAAGCTCTTGCATAGAACGAGTGAAACATGAATTCGGTCAAAGTTTTCCATTTACGGGTGTTGCCTTGTACATAAGCGACGTAAATTCGTCTTTGCAGCTTTTTAACTGACTTTTCCGCAAAAGCGAAATCAATTTCACTCCAACAGGTAGGTCTGTTAGTAGATGCATACGTTTTAGCGTTCATTTTGCTATCTCCTTTCAAAAGTTCTACAAGTACGAAAATCTGAGATTTAATATTTTATGGCGTAGTTATCACCTCCTTTGCTTGGGATATATTTAGTTGTAATTTCATAAGATGGTTTTTCACATCTCATGTAATATAACCATTGAGATAAAATTGTTCACTTTAGGAACTGCATCTGGGTTGAGCATTTTATGGCATAGTTTTCCGCCCCCTTGGTCTGAGCTTTATTTAGTTGTAGTTTTTAAGAGATGTTTTTGCATCTCATGTAATATATAACCCGAGAGATAAAATTGTTCACTTTAGGAACTGCATCCAGGTTGAGTATTTTATGGCATAATTTTCCGTCCCCTTTGCTTGAGCTTTATTTAGTTGTAGTTTTATGAGATGTTTTTGTATCTCATGTAATATATAACCCGAGAGATAAAATTGTTCACTTTAAGAACTTATTGATGTATAATGCAATTATCAAGAGTTTTGCATATGCAAACAGGCTGATGCTTGAATATTTTAAGACATAGTTTGCCCCGCCCCTCTTAGGGGATATTTTGTAAGATATTTGTTTTTTACTCTATAAAGATTTAATACAAATCATTCACTTTAAAAACCTGTCAATGTATGGTTGGCTTACCAAAAGTTCTGCAAGTGCAGGCAATCGGATTTGGGATATTTTAAGGCATAATTTGCCCCGCCCCTCTTGAGGGATATTTTTTGGTGTTTTGTAAGATATTTATTTTTTATATATACTCTATAAAGATTAAGTGGAAATCATTCACTTTAAGAACTTATCAGTGTTTACTGCAATTACGAAAGAAAGTTGAGGATACAATATGGACTGGACTGAATTTAATAAACATTTTCCAACGGAAGAAAGTTGTAGAAATTATCTTTTCAAAAAGAAATGGACAGATGGCTTTTGTTGCCCTAAATGCGAATGTAAAAAATATTGGCTACTTGATCCATATAAATACAAATGTCAGCAATGTGGATATCAGTCAACAATAACTACAGGAACTATTTTTGAGCATACACATTTATCTATGCGTCAGTGGTTTGCCGCGATTGAATATGTCAGCTTTTATGGTAACTTTGCAACAGCTTCTGGCTTGAATACAGAATTGAAAAATATAGATTTGGAAATAGGAAGCAATCGTACTCGTTTAAATATAATGAAGACGATTAAATCTGAACAGTTTACACACGATAAAAAGCAAATAGAGCGCCCTCTTCGCGGAAAGATTGATATATATGTTGATAAAAACACCAATATTATAACAGCAGTAGAGGTTTATGAAGGAAAAATCGACCATATTCGTTTATGTGAATTACCAGAATATACGAAAAAATATTATGACGAATTCATTCTGAGTAATATCAAAAAAGGGAGTATTCTAAAACGTGCATGTGGACTTTATACCGTTAATTCCAAAATAGACGGATATATCACAAAATTTCGTGGAATTGAAAGCTATAATGCAATTTATGCTCGAATGGTTTATGAACATTTTCAGACAGTAACACATGAGAAACCAAATGAACCATCGCATTACATTGAAAATTACTGTAACTATATCAACGCTTTTACGGATTCCATCAGTTTCGATGAACTATTTGACAATATGTTAAACTGTAAGCCTAGAGAAAATCCTCGGAAAGCAATAATGAAACAAATTAGACTAACAAACGGCAGAATAGGAAAATAGCCATAGTGAGAGAAAGAATTACCATTGATTTTGCAAATTTTGTTATCTAATGCATATAATTCCCCCTAAAAAAGCGGAGAGCCAAAATCTCTCCGCCTGATATCTGATTAACATACCACCCATTATTTATTATACCGTATCAACAGAATACACAGTTCCATCAATGGTTACAGACAACGTTCCATCATCTTGTTTCTCAAAGCTCATATCATGCCCTGTCATATCATAAAGAATCCCTAAAATCTGCTCTATATCTTGTGTAGAAAATATAGCTTTTTTTCTTTTGTCTAATTCCTGAGTTGAATAAATCCTGGATTTAACTCTTTTCATAAATCGCATCTTCCTTTCCTGATGTAAATTGATTATATTCTCAATCATATAAATAGAAGGTATTTCAGAAAATTTATGAAAATCTGACATCTAAGGTGGCTGACTGGTTCATTGCACCATTTTACCAATAGACTGGTAAAAGAAATGGAGAAGACCTCTGTCCTCTCCAAAAACCTATACATCATTTAAACTGTATCCTGATTTCTATATTTCTTCTTTTCTTTTTTGATTTACCAACATAAATACTTTGCTCTGTTCAATGCAGATATACTGTTGTTCTTCGCTTAAAGAACGGAATACTCGCAACAGCTCATTTTCCTGACGGGTAGAACATTCTTTTACTGAATGGTCTAGCAGATAATCTGTAGAAACATCAAAAAAATTCGCAAACATTTTCAATGTAGCAAAATCAGGTTCACGCACATTCTGGACATAACTCCCCAATGTAGATGGTGCAATGTTTAATTTCTTTGCAAGTTCTTTTTGGGTAATGTCTCTTTCTTCAATTAAAGTACGTAGGTTATCTCCAAAACTCATAGTATTCTTCCTCCATATTCCAATACTATATGAAGAACTCTTTCTATTTCTTATAATACGCAAATAGAGTTGACAATACTCATAATGCGTTTTAAACTTAGCTTATACATATACAGAGAAAGGAGAATTGCAATGTCTTACAGTAATCGAATGATAGTTCATGCTGTTGATGCAATGGAAAGCTATTTGAATAATAAATTACCTGAAACAAAGCTATGGGAACATTCATTTATCAAGAAGCAGATTAACAGGCGAGAACAGCAGGAAAATTTCACTATTGAAGACCATATTCGTGGAATGGTTTATTCCATGTTAAGTTCAGGTGCTAAATGGGACAGAGTTGTTGATGGGATCGATGATTCAACCGGAAAAATCACTCCTTTAGATGAACTATTTCATAATTACAACATGGAATATATTTTATCCAGTTCATCTGATTTCTTTACTGAAAGAATAAAGGAAATCTGTGGAGCAACACAAAGTACAAGAAAGCAGATGGAGGCTTTAATTAAAAACAATATTCCATTATTGTCCAAGATTGAAAATCAGTATGGTAGTATTGATTCTTGTTATAAAAAATACATAGCCGAAGATTCTACTTTGAAAGGGTTAATTGAAAAACTGTCTTCTCCAGAATCCTTTTTGAAGATGAATCAAATGGGAGAAGCACTCAATGCGGAGTATTTAAGAAATGTTGGGTATGATATTGCAAAACCTGACAGACATATCCGCCGAATTCTCGGAAGTAAAATCTTAGGTTGTTCAAAATACGAAACTGTTCCAATATATGAAGCTATGGACATTATCCAGTCAATAGCTGAACAAATGAGAAAGCATTGTGCAGAAGTTGACTATCTCCTCTGGATGTATTGTGCAAACGGATATGGAGAAGTTTGTACTGTAAGGAATCCTAAATGTGATATATGCGTAATTAGAAACATTTGTAATTCAGAAAGGACGATTTAAAATGGCAAGTTTATTTGAAAAAGGATTTAACAAATTCGCAGATATGGGGAATGCACTAAATAAAGAAGCAAACAAATTAGTTGGAAAAGAAGTTTTTGGAGAAATCAAAAAAATCGAAGAGCCAAAAGTTTTTCCACCATTTGAAAGCTATCCACCTTGTACTGTTGAAGAACCCGAACAATGGACTGCTCTTACAGGAAATAGCAAGCAGTTTGAGTTGGATGGAAATATAATTAACGTGTCACAAGAATTAGATACCTGTTTCCAGTATAAAGATTTATTCAAACAATCCGCTCAATATTATGCAAACCGCTTTGAATTTAGATATCATCAGTGTGTAAAAGATTATGACACACTATTACATTATTTTGAAGACATGTACATGGAAGGATTGGCTCCGATGTTGGAACGTGCATACAGTCTGTTTCTTGTTTTTGGTGTCTTTAATGTTGATAAACAAACTTTTTATAATTATCAATTGGATACATACAATCGTGCTGTCACATCATACAGTACTATGTTGGGAATAACATTAGAAAAGAAACAATCCGCTGATTCCTTTGGAAACAAATTAGGCAATTCTGTTCGATTACAAGGTGGTGGGTTTGGATTAAAGGGTGCTGCAAAAGGAATCGCAAAAGCAGAAACTTTTAACTTTGGAATGAGTGCACTTGGAAAATTTGTCTCTCATCAGTTACAAATGTCTGATGAAGAAAAAGCACAAATTTTTTCTAAATTTAAAGAAGATGTATTTTTTAAAGAAGTTTATAATGACTATCTTTGCACATTCTTCTCAATGATTCAGTTTCTTGCTGATAATGGAATATTAAAACAAATATATACTAAAACTGGAAATGAATATAATACGATGATAAATAATTTGAAAAATCCTATGTTCCCGAAAGATAAAGTAGGACAGCTTCTTGCAGACATGATTTCCAAATATCCATTTGCTCAGGCTGAATATGAATTACTTATAAATGTTTATGGAGAAAATGACGAAACCAGAGAAATTATCAATTACTTTAATTATCCACTGAGTTAATGGAGGGATTGAATAAATTATGTCAAGACAAGAAGAATTGGAAAATCTTACAACTGCATATTATTTAGAAGATACACTCTTAATTCTTAATCATGAGTTAAACGAACTTAACCGTAATATACCAAAAGCACCTAAACAGCCTTTGAAACCAACAGAGCCTATGGAAATGGCACCACAGAAAGTACAACTAATACAATACCCGCAAATTCAACCGCCACAGATAAAAACACCGTCAAATTGGAAAAAAGGACTTCCATTTTACATTATTGGCATAATAATTGGCGTAATAAATGATTCCTTTATATTACAACTTATAGGAAGTGTAATAACTATTTGTGGTATTGTATACTCACTTCGGTTGTTCTCTAAAGACCGTGCATGGGTTAAGCAACAGAAGCAAGAGGCTGTTGAAAATATAAGAAATTCTGCTGATTATCAGAAAAAATGTAAAGAAATAGATTCTGAAAATAAAAAAAGGCAGTTGGCAGAATCCAATCGAGTACATGATGAATATCTGAAAATGTATGAACAATATGTAAGCGAATGCAACGACTATAATGATAAGTTGGAACAGTATAAAAAGGACTATGACCATTATCAGACCTATACCATGGCTACATATAATAGCAAAAAGGAAGAACTTAAGAATGTGATAACTCAAACCCATGAAACATTAGAGGAAGTATATAAGAAAAATATTATCCCTGCACAATATCGTGGGATTGGGTCAGTTGCATATTTAGCAACTTTTATGGGAACCTCTGATTATGACTTAAAATTTGCAATAGAAAGATATGATCAGGACGTATCACATCGTTATCAACAACAGCAAGTTGATATTGCAAATCAACAACTGAATGCTATGCGCAGTCAAACTCAAATACTGAACAATGTTCTGCAAAATCAGCATTATGCCACTTATCTTAATGAACAGATACTTGATATTCAAGAACATGGAAATAAACTTTTAAGAAGTATCAGTAACTGGCAGAAAGCAGATATACTTATTAACGAGCATAGATATCAAAAAAGACAGCAGGCACTTAAAAAAGCAAAACAATAGTATATCCCCATAAAAGAAAACATCTCTTTTCCTTTATGGTTATTTCCATTCAAAAAATATCTGTAATCCAATGTGATTATGGATATTTTTTGCATATATCATAAAAGAAATTTAACCCACCGTTTCTTTTATGTTTTGGGTTGAACAGCAAATTATTACGAAATTATTAACGGATTTCAGAGGGGTTGAATGTAACATAGTATCATCTTACAATATAAATAATCAATCGACGTCGAAAGAGAAAACACAAAGGAGATGATTTCTATGAATGAAAACTTATTTTTGCTTTATAACCATTATGGAATAAAAGAAACTTTCACAGATTCGCAAATTATTTTCCATGCAGTTAATCGTTCCTATCGTGACTTTTGGCGACAGATACACTTTCATGGCAAGAATGTGTTTAATCAGGATAGCAAAAACGAGTATAAATCAGAATTTTTTCTTTCTGAAAATCTGCCACGTTTGTTTGAATCAGAAACCCAACAGGATTTTGATAAAACACATTATGCTTTATGTAATACACTTATTCATATGTACGATGGAATATGCAAATGGTCATATGGCATTGCGCAAAGACTAATCAATCAGACACTTGTTCATCTGATAGTAATTGAGTCCAATCTCCAAACAGGATACTGGGATATCAATTCTGCAAGAAGATTTTTTCATGTACCAGTAGAAACATATACATTGCAAATGGCTACTGCTTACGGAAGAGACACTTACAAACATGTATTACATTTGAAATGTGCGCCGCTTGAAGACGTAACCAACCGCTATCATATGGGTTACTACAATATCGAAAAAGTATTACCTTTTGAAGAATGGGAGTTTCCAGAATATATAGAATATCAGACAATATTACGAAAGACTATAACAGAATCTTCCTATGCTGACCCTGTTGATTGGTGGTTTCAGGCATTTTCAGAGGTTACTGGTATAAGATTTACACACATAAGGAAAAACCGCTGATTGGAGGAAATATGAAAATATGGTCAGATGATATACGCCCTGCACCTAATGGGTATATCTGTTGTAAAAGCGTTAATGATGCAAAACGAGTAATCGAACATGCAAACGAACCCATTTCATTGATTGACTGTGACCATGATTTAGGCGATTTCGCATATGACGGTGGAGACAGAATAAAATTATTGGATTGGCTTGCTGAAACAGGTCGTTTTTATCCTGTTCGCATTCATACAATGAACCCTGTTGGAAGAGAAAATATGTTACGATTACTTGAGCGATACTGGAAATAGTGAAGAAATATATATTCAAAGAACTTTCGAGGAGTGATTGCAAATGATATACGGATACGCAAGATGTTCTACAAATGAGAATTTACAGGATATTGAACGACAAGTAAGAGAACTAAAACAACAAGGTGCTACTGATGAAACAATCTACAAAGAGTATGAAAGTGGAACGAAAACCAATCGTGCAGAATTAGATAAGCTCTTAAATATCGTACAATCAGGAGATACAATTATTGCCACTGAGGTCAGCCGATTTACAAGAAGTACTTTACAGTTATGCAAAATCATAGAATTTGTTAAAAAGAATCATATCAAACTGGTTCTTGGAACTTTTGAAGTAGACTGTAGCAAAGAACTTGACCCAATGACTGAGGGAATGTTAAAAATGATGGGTGTATTTGCGGAACTGGAACGTAACATGATAAGCCAACGTGTAAAAAGCGGAATGGAAAATGCAAAGGCAAAAGGAAAGGCAATCGGAAGACCCGTAACAACTACTGATAATATTCCATCTATTTTTTATCATTATTACCCTCAATACAAGAACAAGAAAATTAACAAATCTGAGTTAGCACGACTTTGTTCTCTTTCACTCCCAACGGTATATAAGTATTTGAAGATTATTGAAGAACAAGATTAAGATTATAAATGGTGTCGCGCCTAGTTAATTCCACGAAAGAGAGGTTATTTTCATGCAGGTAAGTATTTATTCCAGACAGGCAATTGAAACGCTTATCAAAGGGGATTTCCCTAAAAATTCAGCAGTTATCAGTTTTCTTGACCCACCCGATAATTATCACAATAAAAACTCTGCCCCAGTTGATTATAAAAATAAGGCAGAGCGGATTTTTTACGTTGCCGTACATGATATAGATTTATCTGTTCTGCCTAAATTCAACTTGTGCTATGAAACCTATTTTCCTGAAGCTGACCAGTTAGCAGAATTTATCTTCAAAGCTAAAAATGACGGACTGGATATTATCTGTCAATGCGAATATGGGGAAAGCAGAAGTTCTGGCTGTGCTGCTGCCATTCTTGAATATTTCTACAAAACAGGAATTTCTGTTTTCGTAGACTACAGATATTATCCAAATCAGGTTATCTATCACAAAGTCTTTGATGCTTTATCCAACTATCAAACAAAAATAAATGCCCCGAAAAACTAACATGTCCCACATTCTCTCAACTGAATAACTAATTCATTAAGAAATATACTTCTGCAACCCTGAGTGACCATATACGAAGTGACCATTC